TGCGAATTTCTTTTGACAAAGGCTGCATGGTAAAGCCAGTGCCAATCTGTCCTGGCAAAGGAACAGTGTTGGTTTCCTTGTGACCATCCATCGCTTTTTTGCGATACTTAACGTACTCGCCCATCTGATCGGCGTTCTGTAAGCTTTGCAGAGTCTGAGCAAGTGTCTGAGCTTGTTTGTCAACAAAGTTTGAAGATGTAGGCAAAGAGATGATGGATGGCTTGCCAAAGTTTTGCGTAGCATCAACCAACTCTCGACCCATCTGCTGGCTAGTCTCAATCACTCGGCGCAGACGTTGTGCTTGGACAGGGTTAAGCTTGCCAAGGCGCTCTGCTTCAGCAATGCTTGCCATAGTCCCAGAAACATTTTTAGTGGACTCGGAACTGATGTTATCGGTTTCTTGCATCTGGTTAAGCTTGTTGGCATTAACGCTAAAGCTGTTGTCCTTGCTGACCAGTTGATCACCCTTAACTTCCAAGGTGGTCCCAAGCAACTTAGGATTAAGACGCAAAGAAGAAATCAATCGCTCATCAACTTTTACCGACTCACCTTTTGTCAAAGAATCTTGCAGTTGTTTTAAAGCGCTGATGTTATTGGACTTAGCATTAGCCTGACCCATAGACTGACTACCAGCACCAACAATTTTGTTGTACAGGGTTGGATCACTGTCCGACTTAAAAGTCTTCAAAACGTTCTAATTGGATTCAAGGAATCGCCTGTGAGAGTTCAACACATGATACCACGTATTAGCCTCGTTTTCCTCTTTGACCATCAAGCCAGCACTCTCTTCACGAACCTTCTTTTCGGTCATGCCTTTAAGAGTGTTTTCCCAAGAAGAAATGCCACCAACACGTTCAGCATATTCTTGCTGACTTAAGGGGCGGTTTGCCTTGCGATCAAAATAAGAGATAGGCTCACCCAAAGCATTGTGGGTTTCAAGAATCTGATCTCCGTTGTTGTCGTAAGTTACTTTCTTGGTAATGTCGCCGCCAGTAACTTGCTTAACAGCGCCCATCTTGTCGCCCATGACGTACTTCAATAGAGCAGTGCCCCACTGAGGATTGTCAGCAACAGTTTGAAATGTATTGGCAATCTGAACACGACCATCAGGAGTAGCAGGGCCCCCTGCTTTTTCAATAGGAGCAACCATTTGGTTGAACTTTTTGCTATTGTCTTCAATGGTCCGAGCAAGACGCAAGGCAACATCAGATGCTGGTGTGCCAATATTGTCTTTGGCAATTTGAGTCAAAGCACCAACATCACGATTCGCAATCGCAATATCAGCCACTTGGTTTGGATTCTTTGACAAGCCGTCAGTCATTGTTGGATCTGCCATGATGTTTCCTTATCTCAACCCAAGAATAGAAGCTATTTTTGTAATCTTCCCGTAGCCTGGGTTTTGTTGGTATTCGTTGCCAGTCTTCAGCATCTGGTTGTATCCAGCTTGTTGAGTGACTGGGTTGAAATCTGTTGGGTTTGACAAATCAGAAACTGGAACATTCCAGTCATTGTTCAAGATTTTTTCACCAGCATCAGGTGGTGGTCCAAGATCAATTTGAGGTTGTGGGGCCACCTCAGGTGGTACAGCACCAATAGCCTCAGGAATCATTGGCTGAACTACAGCAGGAGACACAGGAGCTACAGCAGAATTTACTGGACTTATAGGAGGAACGGCAGGATTTCCTTTTGGCACATCAACACTAAAGCCACCTTGCTTATTTGGATTAATGCCCATCTTGTTTAAGGCATCAATTGCTCCTGACTTTTGCAAGCCATAAATCATTAAGCCAGTCTTTGCCGCTTTACCAATTTCAGCAAGAGGACTTTGCCCCATGTACTTACTGGGGTTTCCAAAGCTAAGACCAAAAGGTGTATCTGCCATGATTGTTCCTTAAAAGCCAAAGCCCTTGCTGGAAGTCTTCTGACCTTGTGTGCCAGCAAAATTGGGGGTCAAAGAAGCTTGTGGTGTACCGTACACAACAGAAGCATACTTAGCCAAGATGTCTTGAGGTGTTTGAGCAAAACCAATACGACTAGCGGCAGACTGTTGAGCAGCACCAAGTTGAGATTGACCAGCATTCATCAAGGCACCAGCGGCAGAAGCCTTGTTGGCCTGTACACCAGCACGAGCGCCAGCAGCCGCAGTAGCTTGACGTTGTTCTTGCAAAGATGCCAAGTTAGCAGAAGCCAAAGCAGCACGGGAAGAACCCAAACCACCAGCGCCACCATAACTGGCAACCTGCTGATTCATCTCTTCACGACCTGATTCACGACCTGCTTGCAAGGCAGCTTGAACTTGCCCTTCCTCGTATTGAGGATCAAACAAAGAAGCCAGACCAGTCATGCCAGTAAGCAAACCAGCAGTGCCAGTAGCTTCTTGCAAAGCACCAGTACGGCCTGATACGCCCATAGCTGTATTAGCAGCAGTAATGGCAGCAGGAGATGTTTGATCTAAAGCGCCTTGAGCCATGCCAATCGTCTTTTGATACGCTGGCATAAACGTGTTTTCAAGAGCATTTGCTTGAACATTGAGAACACGCCTTTGCTCAGGCGACATTTCCACCTGAGTTGAACTAGAACCTTTTCCACCGCCCATGATTAGTACCCTTTGCCTTTCCCAGATCGTGTCTGGCGAGGTTGAATAGACGCATTATCCCACTGTCCAACAGTATTGGAATAGTTATTTGGGACACCCATCATTGGCTGCCCACTTTGGCTAGGGAAAGTTACTCGACCACCCTTGCCTTGAGGTTGAGGTAATGGCTGTGGAGAGCCAACATCAGCAGTAGGATTTGAAGGCTGAGTAGGGGATGCGAATCCCTTGCCTTGTGGTTGGGTAGACGATGCTACTTGAGAGACTGGAGAGCCCATAATTTGTCCTTAATTTGTTTAATATTTAAATATTACTGATATAAACTTCTATCGGCAAACAAAATATATTGATTTTCGTAAACTCTATATGCATCTACCCCAGTTGGGGAAAATCCATATGAATTAGCAATTGTGTATCCAATGGTTGTGCTTCCAAGTCTGTATACGGTCATCCCAAAGAATCCACCAGGGATTGACGGTCCGTTTGATCTTGAAGATTCGGCAACTTGCACACAAGACATTATGTAATTTGAAGGAATAGTTCCTGAAAACAAAGTTTCTGGTGGAGGATCTGCAACAACAGAAGATGATCCAACATTTGTTTTGTGAGCTCCTGATATTTTCAAAACTCTTTGCTGCAAATTTAGCATTGTGACCCCTGCTTGTGATTTCACAAAACCACCAAATCCAGTTGGTGCTGGAGTAGAAGCAAAGTCAAATACATAGACAGGAATTGTTGCTGGAGAAGTTCCTGTTCCAAAAAAATAAACAATAGCAGTCCAAGTGTTGCCGCCAATGTTTGTTACTTGCAAAGTACATGTTCTAGCAGGAATGCCAGAAGCATCCAAACCTTCAGTAAATACAATTGGATTTCCATTGCATGAAAAAGTTACTTGATAATTAAAAGGATTATTAAAATCAACTATCTTTGTCGCGGTAAATTTTCCAGCAAAATGAAAAGCAGCAAAATCAGAAGAAAACATTATCTGATTGCTACTGTTTCTTAATTCAATTCCAAAACTCATTTCATTTCCCCAGAACCAATACGTTCAAGTTTCCTTGGCGCAGGGTTGATGTAGATGAGTTGGATGTGACAACAACTGTTTTTGTTGAATTATTTATGTTTGTTGTTGGGGTGTTTAGTTTTGTTCTGTCTTGCTGCATGACAATTGTGTACAACTCTGTGCCATAAAAGCTTGGATATGATTTTGTGATGGTGGTGTTATAAGGAACAACAAAAAAATCCAAAAACATTCCAACCGCATCATTGCCACTGTTGACAGATACTATAGTTCCGGTTGTGCCGGATATGACTTCAAAACCATAACTCATGTTAATCAGTCTCCGTTTTGATTAAGCCAAGTTTCCAATTCTTACTCGCAAAACTCCAGCATCATAAACATCAATTCTGTTGTTAGCTCCATCAATAATCATGTAGCTAGATCCTGTTGCTGGCAAACGAATCGTTCCTGCTGTAATTGTTCCCATATTTGCAGTGATTGCAGACAGTTGAGAGACATTCAAATTACCAGCAGTAATGCTGTTAGCGACAATAAGGTCGCCAGTGATGTATTTCTGAAATACACCCCAACCTGAAATGTATTTATAAACAATTGAAAAAATGCCGCTGTTGTAGTTAACAGTGCAAAGATCACCAGATATTGGTGTACGACCAATAGCGGAAATACATTCAGCATCAGTTGGTGGCCCAGAGTTGTTTGCAACTCGGATGACAACAAAGTTGGCAACAGCACTAGAAGCAGTGGTGAAATCCAAATCAATGGCTGTACCTGGATCAATGAACCAACCAGTATTGGGCACTGACGTAGCCACAGCAAACTGAATAGTCCTGCCACCAGTAGTGATGTAGTACAGAAACTTGGTCGTACCAAAACCACCAGTTACGGCATTCCAAACATAATCAGCAGGGTTTGTTGATTCAACAGTGGTGTCTGAGTTACGCAGACCGTAATAAAGTCTGTTTGTTGGAGAGTCACTAAAGTTCAATGTGCCATCAAAGCTGTCGGCATATTTAACAGAGATGTACTTGTACAAATACCCTGTTATCTCTCCTGAAGGACCAATAATCTGTCCTGTTCCTTGATTGGCAACAACAGTGTCATTCAAGTTTGCAAGGACGTAGTTAACAGCCTCCGAGATTTCTCCCGGAGTTGGATTTCCATCAAGAAAGAATGGCATTAGAAAGCGTCCTCAACAATGGTTGCTTGCCAGTTCAATGCTGTCATATTCCAAGCATCTGTAGCGTCATTGGACTCTACCTTAACTGACACTGTCCGAACAGAGTTCTGCTGAGTGGTAACCCAAGGATTGTCTGTGTCAATTGCAACAGTCCCAGAAGCACCGTAAACAGGCTCTTGCTGAGTTGAGTTAGCACCACCCACAGTGATCTCCACAGAGCCAGAACCAGCAATCTCAGGCAACATCCGGTGGACATACACCTTAGACGAATAAGGAACAGGCCCCTGCTCTGTCTGCAAAACAAGGTTTGTACGCTCAAACAACGTAGGAATAGCAGCACCACGGAAAGCGTTGGTCCTATTGGTCTGGATGGGCTTAGAAGACGCTGTAGAGCCTTGGGCATACACAACAGTGCGTGATGCGTATTTGAACGCTCCTGAGGCGAATATAGGCCCTTCTGTGCCCATGCATGCATTGGCAACACTGCGAGGAGCATTCCACACTTGCAGGTCATACCTCCAAGACAGCATCTTGTTGCACCAGCCAGTAGATGTCAGATCAGGGTAATAGATCTCAATCTGGTTTTTTCTGGTGTTGTTGACCATGAAAACACGGTCAGAGTAAACAGGAGACAGATTGTCGTAGAAGTAGTTCTTGACCTTTTGATTGCCAAGAGAAGCAAACTCAGAACCGTTGAACACCCAAATGTCTCGGCTATCAACACCGTAGACACTTGCATCTGTGTTGGTCCAGCAGTTGTTGTTCAACAAGCCACGACCCTGGTTATACAAACGAACACCAAAAACTGGTGCTGTGCTGTTTTGATAGGAGATGGGTGACATCACTGCTGTATCCCAATAGGAACACATGTAAAAGCTTCCACCTAAGGTAAACCCATCAATCAATGCTCCACGAACAGGAACTTCTTGTTCGTTGGCTACGTTTGTGAGGGTTGGCATCCATGTTTGCGGAACACCTGAACTTGCAAATGCTTGTGACCAACGAATGGTTGTTGGGTAGTTAACCGTAGTACCGACAGTAAAGTCTTTGGTCAGATTACCGGAAACAAGGATGTTGCCCACGTTTGGTGAGCAGAAATTGCGTACAAAGCCAGCACGAGTTGCTGATACTCCAACGTCATAGTTCCAGACAAAGTTATCAGGAGCAGTGTCGTAAATGTTGATTTCTGTCCTTGTTGGCAGAAAGTACATTGGAGAGCGCAGACCATCATTAATAAAGAAAACATTACCAACCCAAGAGGTAGTGATGTTCACGTTATCAGAATAGCCAGACAAAGCCACGTTTGGATTAGCACCAACACCAGGGGTAATGTTGGTAATGCCACCAGCAGTGAGCATGTACCATTTACCTTCACGGGTAGCAGCAATGTAGACCCAAGTGGCTTCAGATCGAAAGCCACCCTCATAGAACACTACGTTACCGGGGATGGCAGAAAGAATTTCTTCTTCTCCACCAACCTTTTTGATGCCCCGAACATCGGCTTCAACATTTAAGCCATTGCTGTATTCAGTTGTTCCAAGGGCGTTACTAGGCACATCCGGTGTGAAGGACATGCTAGTGAATGGGGTACGCAAACGTGAATAATCAGCCATGTTGAATCCTTTGTCGGATTTTACTCAGGTTGCGTGTCAGCAGGCAGCGGCGTGTTGCCCTCGGCCAGCCATTTCAGGTACTCAGATCGTTCCAAGCTTTCCACCTCAAGATTTATAAAAGTGGTGTCTGACACCCTGAGAGCTTTCTCAAAACTACCGGGCGTTAAAGGGATTAGTTTGTACATTTATAGCTCCGCGCTTGCTGCATAAGTACCGCCGTATGCCCTGTAAGCTTTCGGACCGCCGGTGCTATTTAGTCGATGGGTCAAGCCATCTTTGTTAAACGTGAGATCAAAAGAGGTGCAGTTATCATAAACTGGCGCGCCAACAATGGATGCCGAAGACGGATTGTCTCGCATGGTTACTGGAAAAGAGCAGGTTGGTCCAAATCCGTCTGCCGAATTTCCGTACAGATATGCAACTCCATTTGAGATACTTCCCTTCCAGTAATACCGCTGGCACATCATCAGCTCACGCCCGTAGTCCCTGCGCTCAAACGGGGAGGCAACGCTGCCAGCTTCAAGCTGTACGCCTGTGATGTAGAAGGTGGCTCCAGCAGTTGCAACAAGGTTTACAGACCCAGTAGCGTTAGGCGTGTTACCAGCGACCCAGCTACCAGCGGCTGTAGATACAGACGATCCTGCACCCAAATTCCAACCAGCAGTGATCCCAATACCGTTATTTGTCAACCATGTGCCAGCCGTGTCCCCATTAACGATTATTGTTTTTCTCTCCCATGTGTTCGCTTGGGAGATGCTGTATGGATAGGCGTAAGTTCGGTTAAGTGCTGAGTTTTGCAAGGACGCAGAAAAGTTCCCGGTCAAACTGGAGCGAACCCAGAAAGAGATGGTGACTGGCTGCGCGTTTGCCGTTCCCCAAGCAAGGTCGGAGACGTTTAAACCTTCAATATTCTGATAAAAGACAAATACGTCACCAGAGCCAACAGTGGCGGCAGAGGCCACAGTTACACCCAAGTAATTGGAGAACCCTGCGGGAGGCGTAACACCGCCAGCGTTTTGCTGGTAAGTCAGCTTGCTTACTTGGCTGTTGTAATAGGCAAAGCGATCTAAAAGATAGGCAGGGCCGTTTGACGCAGGAGTAACACTCGCCCCAGCATTACGCTGGTCAATCCGCATTTCGCCATTAATTATTCTGTTTCTAAAACCCATGCTATTGGGTGGCGATGCGACCCCATACAGGATTGCGCTGGAACCGCCAGCGGCATCCACAATACTATTGACTTTAAGCTGCGACATTTGCAGTTTCCTTTCGTTTTTGATGCCACTGTTTGATCGCTGCGCTACGTGCAGCTTTCTCTTCAGGTGATTGAACTCGACCAGTCCGCGATGCAGACATTTTGGCCTTTGTTTCTTCAGAAACCACTCGACCACGGTTGAGTGCGGAGATTTCAGCGCCGCGCTTCTTCTGTGCTTGGCTCATTTTTGCACGGCATTCCAGCGTTAACTTTTTCCCCTTGTTGGGGGAATGGTATACATACTTGCCCCAACGACCGCCAGCTTCAAGGTTGTAGCCGTTTGGCGCTGTGCAACCAAGCACTGCGATCCAGAACTTTTCAAAGCAGTCAAGTTGGTTTGAAGTCAGCTCACCCTCGACCACAGCAACGTATTCAAAGCTATCGAATCCATGCTTTTTGTAGGCATCCTTCATGGCGTGACCATGCCCGTGACGCGAGTGTTTTGTGATAGTCTGCCCAACGTACTGCTTGCCGTTGATGCGGTTTGTCACCATGTAAACACGCCCAAAGCTCATGCAAGCTGCTCCTCAGTTGGTCGTGCCAGTGTGGGGTGATCCCACGCAGCGATGTAGTCACCTTTACCGTCAGAGTCGTTCTGCAAGCGGATGGTGCCGCTATACGGTGTGAAATCATCCAAAGAAAGCTCCGGGTAGATTGTTTTGATTTTTTCGTACAAGGTCATGTTGCGCTC